GATCGGGATGAAGCCTGGTACGAGTCGAAGGTCAAGGCGATGTTGCCGTGGCAGTTGGCTCAGGAGTATCCGACGACGCCTGAGGAGGCGTTTGTGAAGTCGGGGAACCCTGTGTTCGATTTGGATGTGTTGGCGGAGATGGAGTTGCGGTGCCGCCCTGGCGTGTCGGGTTATTTGCATGAGTTGTCGTCCAGGTCTGTGGAGTTCAGGTCGTGAGCTTGGAGGTGTGGTGTGAGCCGGCAAGTAACCATGCGTACGTGTTGGGGGTGGATACGGCTGAGGGTTTGGGGCATGGCGACTATTCGTGCATCCAGGTGTTGGATGTGAACACGGGCGATCAGGCCGCAATATGGCACGGCCATATTCCGCCTGACGAGCTGGCTGCGGAGGTTATGCGTGTCGGTTTGTGGTATCGGGATGCGTTGTGTTGCGTCGAGTCGAACAATCATGGTTTGACGACGATCACGATGTTGCGCCAGTTGGGGTATCCGCGCATGTTTCGGAAGCGGTCGTTGAATCAGGTGACTTCTAAGGTGTCGATGGAGTTTGGTTGGCGTACGACGCGCACGTCGAAGCCTTTGATGATTGACGATTTGGGCATGGCGTTGCGAAACGATGAACTGGTTTTGTATGACCGTCACACGGTGGGGGAGTTGCGGACGTTTACCCGTAATGATCGTGGGTCGATGTCGGGGTCACCGTATGACGACAGGGTGATGGCTTTGGCGTTGGCGAACCAGATGAGGAAGTATGCTCATGCCCCTGAGTATGTTGAGGCCCCTGACGATTACTGGACTGTTGACTGGTTTCGGCGTCTCGCTGTCGCTGACGATGTGGACCCTGGGAACTTTCGGATTGGCGCGTCGAGTGTCCGTGGGACACCCTGAAGCCTGTTTGTAGACATGTCTATTCACCGATTCCAGGAGCATCTTTATGGCTAGGTTCGTTTCGCACACCAACGGTACGGAAACCGTTGACGGCCGCACGGGCAAGAACAACAAGTTGGAGCGCGGCGGTTCTGTCGTGTCTAACCCGATTTGGGAGCCTGCACAGCCCAACTCGCCCCGTCAGCGGTTCGATGACCCGAAGTACGCTAACCAGACTGGCGGGTACGGTGAGGTCGCTGTGCGTGACACGCCGTTCAATCAGCATGGTGAGGCGGGCAAGATCGAGCCTGGCAAGCCGCAGCCCGATTTGGCTGGGCACAACGCTGCACCGCACACTAAGCGCCCGTAAGCGTGGCCGTCCTCCCTGCGGGAGCCTCATACGACGAGTTTTGCTTGTACGTTCGTGACATCCGTGGGGATGTCCACGATGACGAGTTGGAAGACTTGTGGGAATGGCGCCAGAAGCTCTTGGGGGTGCGTGTGGCAACTGGGCGCGGTTTCCGCGCTCAGTTGCCTGTCGATGAACAGCATTTGACGCGTGAGCAGCGTGGCCGTAAGGCGGAGGCGGAAGCCAGGGCTTCGGGGCGCAATATTGAACGTCTTCCAGACAAGGCATATTTTTGATGGCTCGTAAGACCCGTGATGAACTTTTAGGTGATTATCAGCATCGGTTGGACTTGTCGCGTCGTTGGCGCGCCGAGGAGGGCCACGATAGGACGTGGCGTCGCCTGATCGACATGTACAGGGGCAAGCATTGGCCTCGTACGACTGCGGCGCAGCGTGACCTGATTACAGTCAATTTGTCGTTTTCGACGGTGAACGTGATTGCCCCTTCGGTGGCGGTGAACCATCCGAAGATTGTGGTGAAGGCCAACCATCCTGGTGATGAGGCGAACGCTTCGTTTGTCGAGGCGGTCGTGAACCATTTGTGGCGTCATCACGATTTCCGTAAGCCGTTCCGTCGCGCTGTGAAGGATTTCCTCATTGTGGGGCACGGCTGGTTGAAGGTTGGTTGGCGTTTCGTTGAGCAGGAGCGTTCCCTGGGTGATGGGGAACGTGACGCCATGTATGAGGAGGCGGTCGGTGAGGCGAACGCTTTCGCGTTCGAGGAACCGTTCTTGGCTTCCGATTTGCCGTCTGATGAGGAGATAGCGGCGAATCTGCCGACGACGCAGATGACAGTGGTTGAGGATCAGCCGTTTGTGGAGCGTGTGTCACCGTTCGACATGTTTGTGGATCCTGAGGCGACCTGCATTGAGGATGCGATGTGGATCGCGCAACGCATTGTGCGCCCGTTGAAGGAAGCGCAGGACGATAAGCGTTATTCCCCTTCGGTGCGTCGAGGGTTGTCTGCGAACGCTGGCGTGAACCCGATGTATTCGGACGGCTATTACGAAGACAGGTTGGAACGGTACGTGGAGGATGACCGTGTGGTCATCTGGGAGTATTACGATGTGCCGTCGAACAAGATGTCGGTGTTTGCCGACCAGGGCGACGGGTTCCTGGTTCCTCCGACGGTCATGCCGTACGCGTTTGGGCAGCCGTTTGTGATGCTAAGAAACTATGACGTGCCTGACGTGTTCTACCCGATTGGCGATTTGGAGCCGATTGAGTCGTTGCAGTTGGAGTTGGATAAGACCCGTTCCCAGTTGATGAACGACAGGAAACGGTACGCCCGCAAATACTTGTACCACGAGCGGTCGTTTGGCCCTGAGGGTCGTGAGGCGTTGGAATCTGACGATGATGGCCGTTTGGTCCCTGTCGTGGATGAGAACAAGCCTTTGTCGGAGGTTGTCGTTCCGATGCCGCAGACACCGATTTCTAACGACATTTATGCGTACTCGAACATTATTGAGGACGACATCAACACGGTGTCGGGCATTTCGGAGTACGCCAGGGGCGCTTTGCCTGAGATTCGTCGCACGGCGACGGAGGCGTCGATTATTGCTGACGCGCAGAACGCCAGGGCTGCCGACAAGTTGGCTTTGGTCGAGATTTCCATTTCCCACATTGCCCGCCGCGTGTTGCAGCTCGTTCAGCAGTACATGACGGGTGAGGCGATGGCTCGTGTCGCGTTGAAGGGCGGCGAATCACTGTACGTGGAGTACACCAGGGATGAAATCCAGGGTGAATACGACTTCACGGTAGAGGGCGGTTCAACGCAGCCGATCAACGACACGATCCGCAAGCAGCAGGCAGTGTCTTTGATGAATGCCATTGCGCCGCTGATCGGCACGGTCATTGATCCGACAGCGTTGGCGATGCACGTTCTCGAAGAAGGATTCGACGTGAAGGATCCGATGAAGTTCCTGGTGCAGCAGGATCAGCCGGCCACACCCGAGCAGGAGGCGGTCGCTGGGGAAACCCCAGGGCCACCCGAGCAGCAGATGGCGCCACCGCCGATGCCGCCTGGCATGCCCCCCACCCCTATACCGCAGGGACCAGATTTGGGGGCGTTTGCCCCAACGGGCGGTGTTCCGCCCGAGTTGTTGGCGCAGTTGCAGAACCAGATGGGGCTGGAACTACCCAACTTGTAACACACGGTGGGACACCCCCACCGTAACTATTAGGAGCAACCATATAGGACTCCTCAGGAGGCAGAAGTGCCCGAAGAAAACATGGAAGCAACAGAACCCGCTGCGGCGGACAATCCTGAGCTTTCTATAACAGATCCGATAGAAACCAGCGGCTACACCATCAAGGTTGATGGGGAGCAGCAGCAGGTCAGCCTTGAGGAACTACAGAGTGGATACCAACGTCAGGCGGATTACACCCGTAAGACGCAGGAGTTGGCATCTGAACGTCAGCGTTTACAACAGGCAGAAACCATTGTGTCGGCCCTTGAGGCCGACCCGCAGGGGACTTTGGCCGCGTTGGGGAATGCTTTGGGCGTGGAGGGCAACCCCGTGCCCCGAGACGATACGTCGTCTTGGGAGGACGAGGATCCTACCGCTCAACGTGTCGCCCACTTGGAGGCCCAGGTCGCTCGACAGGCGCAGACGCATAGGAAGCAGGCGTTGGACAAAGAAGTTTCACGTTTGAAAAGCCAATACGGCAATTTTGATGAGCAGGGACTGTTCAAGCATGCCCTGGACAACAAGATTGCCAATCTCGAGGCCGCGTACACCCACATGAACTTCAACGGGTTGGCTGGTTACGCTGGGAAACTCCAGCGCGACCAGGAAACCTTAGAAACGAAGCGTGGTGGTGCACCTGTCGAAGGCGGCAAAACCGTCCAGCAGGGTACCGTTGTGGACGGTAGCCCCAAGAAGGTCAATTCGTTGCGTGAAGCCTTTGCCCTCGCAAAACAGGAATTAGGCACCTAAACCTTTTGAAGGGGGTTTTATCATGGCAGCAGGAAACGCCAACTTTGACGAGATTCTCTCCACCACGCTAAAGAACTACATCCCGAAACTGACAGACAACATTTTCAGTGCACGGCCGTTGTTCTACGCTCTGACGAACGGCCAGACCATTCGTCGGATTAGTGGTGGAGCGAACATCGTCGTACCGATCATTTACGGTACAAACTCAACCGCTGGTTCATACAGTGGAACCGACACTATTGACATTACTGCTCAGACAGGCATTTCAGCCGCTGAGTGGTCTTGGAAGCAGTACGCGGCCACTGTGACAATCAATGGTATTGAGGAAGCCAAGAACAACGGTGAAGCACAGATCATTGATCTGCTGGAAGGCAAGATTTTCCAGACGCAGGAAACCATTATCGAGAACATGAACACCATGTTGTTCGGTAACGGTACTGGCAACGGTGGCAAGGACTGGATGGGCCTCGGGGCTCTGGTCGGTCTAGGCAACGATGCTGGTGGTTCGTCACTCGGCGGCATTGATGCCACCGATGCGGACAACTCCTGGTGGCGTTCACAGGTGACCAATCAGGGTGCTGCGGCACTCACGGTCGCCTCGATGGCAACCTTGTACAACAACTGTTCGGTTGGCAACGACCAGCCGACAATCATCATCACGGGCCAGGCCCAGTACGAAGCCTACGAGGCTTTGCTGGACCAGAATATCCGTTACACGGATACTGACATGGCTGACGGTGGCTTCCAGAACCTTTTGTTCAAGGGCGCACCCGTCACCTTCGATGGTGTTCTCGCAGGTGAAGGCAAGCTTTACATGCTCAACACGAAGTACCTCCAGTTGGTGGCTCATAGCGATGTCTGGTTCAAGCCGACACCGTTCGTGCGCCCAACCAACCAGGACGCGGTATTCTCGCAGCTGCTCTGCTACGGCGAGTTGACTACAAGTAACCGTGCCCGTCAGGGCTACATGTACGGCATCCTGCCGGCCTAGTAGCATGGGACGAGAGTTCGCTTACGCTTACAAGTCGGGTGCCCGTGCATACGGGAAACCTGGTGGCGACAATTTTCGGGATTCTTCTCCACGGCCTCAAACCGTTGGGGTGTCACGAAATATCGCTCGGGTGAACCCGATGAGCAGCGAACCTGTCGTTCCAGAACCTGTCAAGTGTAGTTCTCTGACTCGCAGCGGGGCGCCCTGTAAGGGGCGCCCCGTTGCGGGCAGTGAGCTGTGCGTCTTCCATCAGCCTAAGGAGTAGGCGTGGACATCTCGACCATGAGGTCGTATATCCGCTCAGTGGTAGACATTGATTCATCCGATATTACGGATGACACCCTGAACCGTTTTCTCGGTGAGGGTTATGACAAGATCGTGTATTCTCAGAAGCGTTGGCCCTTCTACGAGGTTTCAACGACGTTCAACACTGTCGGGTCGCAGAAGGATTACACCCTGGCAGCCGTTGGGGCGCTGGTAACGGACGGGTTGCGGGAGGTCGCAGCGTTACGTTCGGACGAAAATGTGCTTGCCTACGTGGGGCGCGATGTCGGTGATGTGGCGTACCCGTTGGATACGGGTACGTCTGGTCGCGGCTGGTGGTGGTCATTCTGGGCGGACACCATTCGCATCTACCCGACCCCAGGTAGCGCCACCACTATCAATGTTCGTGCATACAAGAATCCGACTCCTTTCGGTGCAGGATCGGCTGACAGCGCGGAACCTTCCGATCTGCCAGCCCCATTCCAGATTTTGGTCGCTACGTACGGGATCTTCCGCGCTTACGAGCAGCAGGAAGATCCTGGCATGGCCGCCCAGTACTTGGGTATGTTCAATTCGGAGTTGGACAATTTGACGGGGCGTTACGTCGATGTTCCAGCCCCGCAGCCGTTGGTGTTGAATGGCCGCACCCTTTCACGGTGGCGTTTCTCTGACCGTCTTCGTTACGCCTGGGAGTAACGGATGGCTCGTGGCGCAGGCGCGCGAGGCAGCGGGTTTCGCCTCACTGCGCTCGAATCTTTCTCTGGTGGCTTGAATCTGCGGTCGGACCAGTTCAATCTGGCCCCGAACGAGTCGCCCGACTTGTTGAATGTGGCTGTGGATCCCAGGGGTGGGATCCGTATGCGTGACGGTGTGGACCGCAGGAATGCGACGGCGTTGTCTGCCGACGTGAAGGGCATGTGGGGGTTTCACACGGGTAGCGGCACGAACGCTGTCATGGTCAACTATGGGACCAAGGTTGCCCATTCGGCCAC